CTAGAGCTTTCCACATAGTAAGCAAGAACTGAAACAGCATTGGCCGTCGCCGTGACAGTCGGCACCGTGCCGCCAGCAAACTTGTACGCCGTGTTGTACGCAAGCGTGTAATTACCTGTGCCATTTTGCGTAACCACGATGACGCCAGATTGACCGGCGGTTGCGTTGGTTGGTGCGCTTAGGGTTGAGTTTTCTGCCAGGGTTAAGGTGAAGTTGTTGCCAAGACTCAGGTCAACCGCCACGGTCCCGTCTGTGAGGGCAACAGGCGTCCCTCGCTGCGCCTTAGTAAAGCTCTGAGCCACTGCAAGGCCGGCCACAGTGGTCGTTGCGTCAGGCAATGTGATTGTCCGATCAGCAGTCGGATCAGTAACAGTCAGCGTGGTTTCAAAGTCGTTAGCAGTAGACCCTTCAAAGATGATGTCGCTGTTGAACGTGGCATTGCCAGCAAACGTCGAAGTTGAATCAAACGTTGCCACGCCCGTGACGTCCAGCGTCCCTGGTACATCGACATTGCTAGTGAACTCAACGTCGGTGCCGTTAGAGGCCGTTTGCAGCAGTTGACGGGCGCTGCCGTTTGCAAGCTTGCTGACTGCAATCTCTGCAGATGCACTGATGTCACCATCCACAATGGTGGTGTTAGCGATCATCGCGCTGGTGACCGTTCCCGTATCGCCAGTCGTTACGACATTGCCAGTGACATCTGGAAATGTAATTGTTCGGTCAGCGGTCGGATTGCTGCATGTAATGGTCAATTCGTTGTCATCATCTGCAGAGCCCTCAAACGCCAGCACAGCGTTTTGACCCAGCAGCACCGTTCCGGTAAACGTCGGGCTAGCAGCGCCAATCTTTTCGCTGTCTAGTTCTTGCAGTGCAGCCTGCACGTCAGTTGCTGCAATGTTTCCGGTGGCAACAACTGAAATGTTGGCTGCAGTTTGACCAGCAATAGCGTTGGAAACGTCTACTAACTGGAATGTGCTTTGCGCTGCGCCCAAAGAAATGAGCATGTCAGGCGGAGCAAGCGTGACTGCCGGAGCATTGCCTGAGCCTGTGCCGCTAGTATCCACGACGACGTAATAATTAAGATTCCCCTGAGCAGGATCTGGGAGCGCCGCGTCAGCCGTAAAGCCAGCCGCAGAGCCTGCAGTTGTGACGCTCGTCACTTTGTTTGTGTTTGCGTTATATGTTCCAGCGTTTACAAGATTGCCGCTAATTACTGTAATTGGCAGGTAAGATTCCGATGTATAAATATATAAGTCTTCGTTTTTCTCGTCGAAAAACAGCTGGCCTTTATAGTCCCCATCAGGAAAGACCACGACATTATCGGTGGCCCCAGCCCCACCGAACTTGCAAGTTGATTGATCCGCCAGCTTTGCGCCAGTCACAGCATCTGTGCCGATGCGATCAGTTGGGACAGTGCCGCTTGTTATCTTTGCGGCTGAAATGTCAGGAATATCCGAGGCAGCTAGAGTTGTGCCGCTTGAAATGTGGCCTTGGGCGTCGATCGTGACCTTTGTAAAAGTGCCCGTGGTCGCAGAGTTGCTGTGATTTAGGTTGCCGCTGCCATCAACAGCTAAACCTGTCCCAGGGATGACAGCGCCTAACGCTGACGATGTAGCAGCAGGCAAGTCGCTTGACGTGAGCACTCGCCCACCAGTGATCAGACCCTTGGCGTTGTAAGTGACGACATGGTGTGTCGTAGTTGAAGCGGTGACATCGTTGTCCACCTCGATGGTGTTGGAGTCCATGCGGAGCCCTTCACCGTTGACGATGACAGCGCCTTTGGCGCTTGTGGTCGCAATAGGCAGATCACTGCCATCAATCGTTCGATAAGCAGCCGCACCAGCAGCCCCTGTGGGGCCAGCTAAAAATTGATTAGCGGCAGTCGTGTCGTCAACAGTGGCAGAGACCGTAGCGGTGCCACTTGACGTGCTTACCGCGATGTTGACGATGCCAGATGTGCTGCCACTTACAGCGTTGATTGAACCTGCAGCCTTTAAGCTCAACCAGTTAGTTCCGTTCCAGCAATAAAGGGAATTATCATCCGTATCAATCGCCAGCTGGCCAATGTAGGCCCCAGTGCTTGGCAGCGTTGTGACCAAATCGACGGTTGATTCGTCGGCGAGTTTGGCTGCCGTTACACCGTCGTTGGCGATTTTGGCAGTAGAGATTGCTGAATCGGCGATGTCAGCCGTTGCGATACCCCCAGCCGCAAACAGAATCTTTGCGCCGGGGATGGTGTCGTCAGCAATTAGCGTGACACCGTTTGCAACCAAGTCGCCAACAGTCAGCTTTTTGGTTTCACTGGCGCTACTGTCAACAACCGCAACTAGGTCGCCAGTGGCTAAACCAGAGCCAGCAAGCGCATTCAGCTCACTAATTTTCAGGTCAGCCATGGGCGACTAGCTCCGGTTAAACGTCCTGCTGTAGCAGCAGTTTAGCGCCGCTGTCTTGATCCAAGCGTATGTCACCGGAGTCCTCTTGCAAGAGAGCATCGTCGAACTCGGTTTGCATTTTCAGCTGCAACTTGCCAGTTGTAATGAAGTCAGCAGTGATTTCAACCGTGCTGTCTGGAGCAAATTGGACAGCTGCGTTTGTGATGATGCCTTCAACTTGCCACCAAATTTGATCCTCAGAGCGAAAAGAGTCCGCCCCGTCAGGGCAATAACCTCCGCGCTTCAGGTAAAAGCGTCCAACAAAATTGCTACCAATTGACGTTCGATGGGCTAACTCAAGCAAATAATGCGGCACTTCCTGGCTGCGGTTGCCGGTGTATTCCCAAAATGCACTTATGCGCCCAGAGCCAGAAATCAGAGTATTGACCCTAGACCGAAACTCGTCAGACAACGTTGTTGTGTCAACTGTTTCCCGCTCTGTATTTACCTCATAACTCGTAACTTGCGCTAGCACACGCGGAGTAATCGACTGAACAACAACTTTTATAGGGATCGAGTTGCCTGGAGCTGCCAGCGTGACAGCGTTTGTTTTCCCACCGCTTACAGCCTCAGCAAAAGTTGCGTACATTCTGATGCCATCAAGCTCATCAACATGAATGAATCTTTTAATTGATGATTGCGTGTAGCTATCTACAAAATCAAGCGCAGTGCCGTCCGTCGCCGTAATTTCAATTTGATCGCCTGTCAAAAGCTGACCATGCTCAAAATCAAAACTGAAACGCTTTTCGGTTACGTTGACATCACCGACATCAAGTTGTGACGATAATGCGCCACCGTCAAAAATTCTTTTCAGCTCGATCTCGCCCTGCGAGCCTAGATAGACCGTCATGAAATTGCACCGGCTAAAAGCCTGTCGTTACCGACAAAAGTGATTTCAGCCCTAGAAATTTCACCAGTAGCAGCCCCCATGACTGCGCTAGTGACAAACGCATTTAGTTCAATTTCTTTTTTCACGGATCCGTCAATCCAGTGAAAAGTCAGCTTCACATCGTCTGTAGCTTCGACGCCGGTGTCGTTTGCTCTGTAAAGCGCCTCAAGCAACTTTGCCGTGTTATGGCTGCCGCTGTCTGCCTTGTAATACAACAACGACGCAGAGCCGCTGTAGCCAACAATGCCTGGCGTATAAGTGCGATGCGCTTCGTCCAACGCTGTGGTCTCAAGCACGTCTACATTTGCCGAAATCTGAAAGCTGACAACCTTGGCGACCGTGTTGCCGTCTACCTGCAGCCGTCCATCTTTTCCGGTGTAGACCTTTGCCATCAGATCACGCCAATAAAGTTCACTGTAACAGTGCTCACCCCAGGCCGCACCGACGTTAGCTGCGGCGGGTTTTCGTAACGAAAGCTATTCCCGTGTGCGCCAGCGCCTAATGCGTCCTTATTGCCAGCCCACCCCGCCTTGGCGTCTTTCATTTGAAGGATGACAGTGCCGAAGGTTCCTTGCACTTGGTCGTAGTGGTCGAGAATTTGTTCGGCCTCAGCGTCAGTGATATTCGCAAACGTCAGCGATAGCCGCATGTTGGTGCGCCGACTGCCATACAAAATCCGGTGTTCAGATCCGTTCTGCGCTTTGTAGACCTTCACTGGAAAGTCGCCGGACTCAAAGGTTCGGGCAGTTGGTTTCAGTGTTGGGAATTCGACTGCCGTCATTGGATGTCCTCAACAACTACAGAGTCTGTGTCATGGATAAAGTTAGCAAGCTCACTGTGCCTGTCATCGTTGCACTGGTGCTCTGACGCCACAATGTCTACTGTGCCTTCTGCCGAAAATGTAATTTGTTCCACTACATAAACGTGCGCATGGTTTTCCTTTAAGTTAATTGTGAAAACAGAGTCATGGAACTTAGTGTCAGAAACCTTGCCGTCAGTTATTTGCATAATTCCGCCTTCAATATCATCCGAGCTTGTCTGGAAAAAAGTGACGGAATAAGTGCCGTCTGCAATAGGCTCAACACTTGTGACGACGCCAGCAGAACTAACGACGCCATTTTTTGCGCTTGTGTATGGCGAAGACTCAGTAATAACTTTGATGTATGAACCTGCTCTCAGGTTCAAGCCTTCAACTGTTGTCGAAAAACTTACCGTGTGTGTAACATATTTTCTAAGACCTAAGAAATACTTTGCGACCTTAACCGCATGATCGCGGGACGTGCAGAACTGCGTTAGATCAAACTGCTCCTGCGGCAAGTCAGCCCAAGGGCTGCCCTTGATCTTGACTCTCATGACTCTCTCTTCCGGCAGCTTGTTGCGCGATTCAAACCGATACCGCACAACTGCGGAAAAGTTTCTGCGCTCCTCGCTGCTTAGATATTCAATCTTGTATGTGTCTTCAAGAATGTTGCCAACCGTAAATAGTTGATCGATAGGCACTGGGCCTCGATTTATTTTGCCGCTTTTCTTAAATGTTGGGATAGCTGGCAGCAGCGAAAACTTGCCATCCATCATCACAAAGTTGCACAAAAAATATGGCGCAACGTCCATGATGTATTGACGCAAGTTCGTGCGCTCAGCAATCACCCCGTTGAAAAACAGTTCCTGTTCGCGGATAAATCGCGAGGTGTCTTTGAAGTCTTCAACATTGAGCAAGAACGCATTATCAGGGCTCATGCCCGTCAGGTTGCCAGCACCGCCCTGCCTATCCGTCAGCAAGTAAAAAGCAAGATCAGTGAATAAATGACTTGGGCCATAGGTGTGCTTGAAATAGTCGTCACCCGGCTCGTCGTAGGGGTTGTCGGCGTCTGATTCAACGTCAGGATGCAAACGCCTCACGGGTAGACCTTGCGCTAGCCAGCAGCGCAAAGAATCCAAGCTAGAGAAATTGCGGCTAGCTTTTAGCGACAAACCACATATTGTCAGGCCGTTGTATTCAGGAACCTTGCTGTTTTCTAGTATTTCATTGACATACACAACGGTGTGTTCTGGTTCGTTTTCGTTTGATTTTTGCACTAAGCCTCTATAAAAACTCATGTCTGCGTATTGGCTGTGGCTTTCAAATTCTTCTTCTCCCTCAAAAGTGCCTGTGCCTGGCAGCTCTGTGACATCTGTGATCCTGTACTGAAAACCAACTTTTGAATATGTCCAATAGAAAGGGTTGCTGGTCGCAGCAATAGTTTCAGTGTGCTCGAACGTGTCGCCTTTATTCCAAGCGGAGTTTGTGCCGTCATCGTCAATGATTTCTATAGGGCCATTGAATTCCCATTTTTTTGTCAAGCCAGTGAAATGACCTGCCGGCAACGCATGAACCTTTGCGTTGATGCGAAATCTAATTTTCTTGTTGCCATTTTGAATGGCCTTAATGGCGCTGCTAGTCGCGCCAATCGCTTTGTTTTCTGCATTGCCAAAAATGTCGTAAAAATAGCCGCCTTGCCGTCCTTCAGGTGCGCTTGTTGTATCAATGTCAGTGATGGTGAAATACCAGCCAGACCATTGAATCAATGAGCCAGAAGGGTGGTTGCCTCGGAATTTGTTGTCGCTGCCATAAGCTGAGCTGCCATAGCCAGGCTCTCCGACTGCTGCAGATGAGTTGAGACCGCGCCTAACTAAGACAACTTCGCCTTTACTAAAACCGGGCGAACTGCCAATAAC